AAAGCGTCCAACAATTGATTGGATTGTAGGTTACACTTATTACTTTGATCAAACTGATCCTACAAATTTATATTTTCCAAATCCAATTGGCGGCGCAGTATTTAATCAACATCCCTTAGAATTCTCAGCAATAGATCCAGTTGAACATGTTGATCACGCTGGTTCAGATCATATAACTTACACAGACGGTGTAATTTATTTGCTAGAACACGAACCAGTAACAAGAACTTATTATATTGCTAATTTTGCAAGTAGTACTCACCGTGCAATACAAATAACAATTACATCTTCAACACCAGAAACGCTTTACTATTATTGTATTAATCATCTTGGTATGGGCAATAGTGGTACTAGAGCTTATCCAGGAAGTGGTGGCGGCGGTGGCGGAGTTGATCCAAGCCCAGATGGTGCTTCAATAGAAGTTTCAGACACTGCACCAGTTAGTCCTACAAGTGGCGACCTTTGGTTTCAAAGTACTACAGGTAGATTATTAGTATACATTGTTGACGAGGATACAGGACAATGGGTACAACCTGCGGCTGTTACACCGGACGCACCAGACATTGTAGTTGACTATGCTGATGTTATAAACAAGCCAACATTTGCTACAGTTGCTACTACAGGTGACTATGCTGATTTAATCAACACTCCAGCAATAAACATTCCCACAACACTTACAGACTTAGGTATTACAGACGGCACTGCTGATCAAGTTCTTACAACTGATGGCGCAGGCAATTTTAGTTTTGCAGATTCAGGCGTTGACCTAACAGCATTTAGTGTAACAGTTAATTCCGCATCAGGCGATGGTGACTTACTTTATGATAATACAACAGGAAACTTTCAATATACTCCGCCAGCAGGCTCAGGCGGATCATCATTTAACCAAGATTTGAATACAACAAACGCAGTTACTTTTGCTACAGTAACTTCAGGAGATTTTATAACAGCAGGCACTAGTGCGCCAACAATTGATACTTCGTCAACTTTAACTATTACAACTACTGATGGACTAATAGTTGAAGGCACAGGCGCTTTTAGATTTCCAAGATTAACAACTAACGAAAGAAACACAGTCGCCGCACTTGATGGTGATGTTGTATATAACACTACCGTCAATAGATTCCAAGGCAGACAGAACGGTGCCTGGATAAACTTAGATGACGGAACCGCAGGGTAATGGAAAAAGAATATACAGTTATAGTTCATAACAGAGAAGACTTGCCAACAATTGAAGCAGAGATTACTGCTAGTTCTGGTGCAGGTCCTATTCCTAATCGAACAGTTGATGTTGCTAATCCAAGACTTGGATCAAAAGTTCAAACACATTTTATGCTTACTGACGAAGAAGCAGTTGCATTAGAAGCAGACGACAGAATACGTGCAGTTGAAATACCACCAGATCAAAGAGATGATATAGAACTAGTACTCAATGCATATCAAGATGCTAATTTTTATAGAGGTTCGCAAAGTTTAAACAATGAAGTTAACTGGGCACTACCAAGATGTATACAAGATTTAAACTCTTTTGGAAACACACAAGACTGGAACTTTGTAAAAAATGTAGCACCTAATACAGGATTTTTTGAATACGGATTAGATGGACTAGGTGTTGATGTTGTTACACAAGATAGTGGACTACAAGTTGATCATCCTGAATTTATCCAAGACGGTGTATCAAGAGTTGAACAAATAGATTGGTATGCGGCAAGTGGATTACCAGGAACACAAAGTGTAAATCATTATAGAGATTATGATGGCCACGGTACTCACTGTGCAGGTATTGCATGTGGCAAAACATATGGTTGGGCTAAACGTGCTAAAGTATATTCACAGAAGCTAGGTGGATTAGAAGGCGCCGGCGATGACGGTGGCATTCCAATTACTGATGCATTTGATACTATTAGATTATGGCATAATCAAAAAGGTGATACTGCAACAGGATACAAAAGGCCTACAGTTGTTAACATGAGTTGGGGATATCAAGGTACTGCTTCCGGTAATCCAGTAAGTGGAGTTTACAGAGGATCAGCATGGAACTTTGGCGATGCTGGCTACACTACAGATAACGAAGTATGGGCCACTAGCGGAGTTGTTCCTCCATTAGGACAGTTTAGAAGATTTACAAGCCAAGTAGCATCAGTTGATGCAGAAATAGAAGATATGGTTAGTGATGGAATAGTAGTATGTATTGCTTCAGGCAACAGTTATTACAAGTCAGACATTGCTACAGGACCAGACTTTGATAATCAAGTAACAATGTCTAATGGGACAAGATTTTATCATCGTCCAGGGTCTCCGTATGCAGACACAGCATTGTATGTTGGTAATATAGATTCAGCTGTACAATTAGAAGTTGTTGATGGCGTAACAGTATACCACGACAGGCCTGCGGCTTCTAGTGTGCGAGGTCCAGCTGTTGATATTTGGGCACCAGGTACAAATATTATGAGTACTGCTAGTAATTTTAATAACACATTTAATTATACACAGTATGATTATCCAGACAATGACAGTTTTAAAATAATGAGCATTAGTGGAACTAGTATGGCAAGTCCACAAATTGCAGGCATTGCGGCACTCCACTTAGGAAATAAACCGTGGATGACTCCTGCACAATTAAAAGCAGTATTGCTTGGCGATTCAACTAGTGTAATATCAGATACTGGACTAGCAGATGATTATACTAACAGTACTACAAGTTTAATGGGCGGAACAAATTCACACACTGTTTGCAGATACGGAAAACAGCCGCTACGTTATGGCGGCGTACCTGATAACACATTAAATGGATTTATTGTTTCACAGAACGGTATGGCTTACCAGCATTATCATTTAGATGCAAGTACATCGACAGATATTGAAGGCGCAACTATTATTGTTACGTTAACTACAGTAGGCATTGATGATGGTACATTAGTACCGTATACAATTACTGGAGTACAAGCCGCAGATATTCAAGGAGCCTCTTTAGTTGGCAATTTTAATATAGTTGGCGGCACAGCATCACAAACATTTACGTTTTTACAAGATACAGTAGTAGAAGACGACGAAATTTTTAAACTTACTTTAGACAGTCAGCGAGCGCATGTTGAAGTAACAATTGAAGCAAACACAACATAAGGTAAATATAACAAAGGATTAAACTATGGCAATTAATTATCCAATAAATCCGTCATTAAATGACGAGTTTACACAAGGCGGCACAACTTGGCGCTGGGACGGGACCGCATGGATAGTAATCAGTAATATATCTGATAGTGCTACTCCTACGTTTTTAAATCTTACAGATACTCCAAGTTCTTATACAGGAAGTGCTAATAAGTTTCTTGCAGTAAACACAGTAGCAGATGGCCTTTCTTTTGTAAATATGTCTGCAATGAGTTTTGGAAATGTAATTGTCCAAGGAGAAGGTACTGCATCAGCAGACCAGGCGGCAGATGACTTGATACTAGTTGCTGGCAATGGTATGAATATTACTGTTGATACATTAACAAATACACTAACATTTGATAGTGCAGGCGGTGGATCAGGTGATACTTTTAAAACTATTATAAGTGATGATGGATCAGTAGAAGCATCTGGTGAAAGCCAACTAAACTTATTAGGTGGTGCAAATATCTCAACTAACATTGCTAGTGGTACAAGTAACGTTCAAATTAATATGGACGCTTTTAGTATTAACTTTTTATCAGATGTTGATACTACTTCTAGTAGTCCTTCTACAGGCAGTGTGTTAAAATGGGACGGTAATAAATGGGCACCAGGTATTGACGCAACAACAGGTGGCGCAGGCACAGACGCAGACACATTAGATGGATTTGATGGATCATACTATTTAGATTATACAAACTTTAACAACACACCAAGCACACTTACACTAGCAAGTTTAAGTATTGGCATTGAACTTAGTGCTGACGGTGATGGTTCAATAACATACGATAATACATCTGGTGTGTTTAGATATACTCCACCAGATCTAAGTTCATATCTTACTAGTGTTGCATTTAGTGATTTAACAGCAACACCAAGTTCATTGTCAGGTTACGGAATCACTGATTCACCTACAGCAATAACAGACTTAGGAATTACTGACGGTACTAATGGACAAGTACTAACAACTGACGGCAGTGGAAACTTTAGTTTTACTACAGTAACTGGTGGCGGTGGCGGTGGCGGCATTACCAGTCTTATTGAAGATACATCTCCGCAACTTGGCGGAAACTTAGATACTAACGGTAATTCAATTAATAATGCTAGTGGCAACTTAGTATTACAATCTTCAGGAACAACTGCAATTAATCAGGCTAACATTTCAACTCTACAAGTAGGAACAACTAGTACATATACCTTTCCAAACACTGATGGTAATAACGGTCAAGTACTTACTACTAACGGTTCAGGAACATTACAATTTAGTACAATATCGTCAGGTATTTCTAACTTTAGTCAATTAGGTGAAGTAGTAACAGCATCCAACTCATCAGGATTTAACTTTGCTCAAATATACATGCCAGCAATAACTATGTTTAAAGTTGATAACGATGCGGCAAGTGCATATCTGTTTGCTCCACACTACAGTGGCAATAATCCAACAATTTTTCTTATAAGTGGACACACATATGCGTTTGATTTAGATGATATCGGCGGACATCCTTTTGAAATACAAGATAGTACCGGTAGTGCATACAACACAGGATTAACACATGTTACTAGTGCAGGTGCAGTAACAACTGGATCTAATGCACAAAATCAATCAAGTGGTGTTTTATACTGGACAGTACCTGAAGCAGTAAATAGTCCACCTAATTATAGATATCAGTGTACATCACACTCGGCAATGGTTGGTGCTATTACTATTAAAGATCTATCTAGTCTCTAAGTAGAGTTTTTAACTTCCAGCGAATATTAGCAGTAGTTGCAATATTTTCATGAACTGATTTTGGATTGGCTTTTGATGTCATATTAGGACTATGTGCATCATTAATAAGTTTAATTTGTTTTTCAAGATTAAAAAGTAGTTCGTCAACTTCTTTACGTGTTGCAGGTATCTTTATCTTAGAGGCTTTAGTTTTAAAGTCTGTCATTTCTTTTTGATACAATTCTATTTTTTTAATATCAAACATTAGAATTACCAATATTCTCGGCAGGAATAACTATAAAATTATCATCTGGTCGTTCACCATTACTTGTTTGTGTAATACTAGCACCAGCACTAAGACTTTCAATACTAACAGGCATCATTGGTGGGACATGAAATACATTTCCTTCTCCACACTCTTTTTCATATAGCTTGCCATCTGATGTATCAATCCAGCGAATACGAAACATTCCGTTATTTACAAATAAACTTTTTTCAGTTTCTTTTTGAAACTGTAAAGGAGTCTTTACTGATGGATTTTCAAATGCTAAAATTTTAGAACAGTAATCTTTTGTTAAAGCCCAGACAATTTCATATCCATAATTAGTTTGTTTAACATTATCTTTTGCCATATTTTTTCCTATTTAATCAGATCTATTACTTGAAATACTGTTTTCAGTTTAGTAATATTACTTCTTTTGTTTAATGTATTTTGTAATCCATTGTGTAGCGGACGAGGCCATTTTGTAAAGCTACACCATGCATATCCATCGTGTTCTTTGTTTAATGTAGGAATAAATTCTTCGCTAATAACACACAAATATGTATGAAAATGGAAGTATTCATCATTACTTACAAAAGTTTCTAACGGAATGGTTTTCTTTATATCAACGTCACCAATCTCTTCAGATATTTCTCTGCGAAGTCCTTCCCATGGAGTCTCGATACCTTCATTAGTGCCTCCAACTAATCCCCAAACATTATTACGCTTGTTATTAGCACGATGCAAAAATAAAAATCTTTTGGTGTTTAGTGCGTAAAATAGGGCACCACTACAAACAATCTCTTTCATACTAGTAATTATTCTAGTAATTGATTCTCCAGGTGCCGTCTGGATATTCACCTTCATAGCTCATTATCCATTCAGTGCCTGTCCACTTGTATTGTATACCTGTGTTAAGATTGGTAGTGTACGTATCTGCAGAAGCAGTTGCGGCATCAAACACTTTGACCCATCTATTGCCGTCCCATTCTACAATATCGTTTGCACTTGCTGAAAAGTCTGTACCATCTGCATTTTTCCATGCATCAGGTCCGTCTACGTCTAAGTATAGTTCATACTCAACTACATCACCTATATCTAACATACTATTAAATTTAATAATATAAGTGTCAGTTGACGACACTGATGAGTCGCCGTCCATAGCTGATGCTGATACTTCGGTACCGTTTACAAATACCTTTAATCTAGTTACGTCATAGAATAAATGCTTAGTATCATAAGTTAAAATTTTAGTAGTTGTTGTGAACCTGCCTCTTTGAACATGTCCTATATTACCTAGTAATAATACTCTAGGATTGTTACTTAGACCAAAATCTATTGGATTTTTCTTAGCAGGGTCAATAATATAGTCAATTGATGTTCTACCTTCAATATACGTATCGTCAGGTAGTGTGTCTGCATCAATGTTTACCATTAACTCTGTTTCGTCAGTTGTGTTTATTGCAACAGTACCAATAATTTCAAATCCGTTTGATCGCTGTAAACGCAATTCAGTAATGCCAGATTCAAATTCAAACGGTAAAGAGTTTAAATAACCAGTCCAAGTTTCGCTTCCAACGACAGCGTTCTTGCCAATTAGTCTTGCAACATTATTCATAAACAATAAGTCGTAATTGTTATGACTAGTTGTGATTAGCGTGGTTTCTGTTGTAAGTGCTTCACGCTTGCCTGTTAGTTTATTAGTTTTTGTTTCATCAACAATGTGTGCTTCTTTAACTAGACTTTGTGCATATGCAGTGTCATCTATGTTAATTTCTAAACCATCATCGGCAAACATTGCTGTAATAATATTTGTAATAACTCCTAGCTTTTTAACCTTTGCAGGTGGGCTAATATAGATTGGCATTTCAAAAGTAAGTGTTGCAATATCAATTTCAGTTTCTGTTCCTGTGGGTATTGATCTCGAACTAAAGTTGATATCAGTCATATTAATAACACTCAAACTAGTCCAATCAATATAGTTGTCTGTACTTTGTATTTCTAAACTAGGATTAAACAACATTAGTATTTGTTCTAGTAATTGTAATTTTTGATCAGTATTAGTAGTCCATACATCAACATTAACTGTAAGTGTATAAGGAGTAGGCATTAGTCTTTCAACGGTATAATTCTTGCCTTCAGCCTTTAAATACTCATCACCGTTGTTATCATAAGCTCTTTCTCGAATATTAAGTTTGTTAATGTAACTTGAATCAGCAAGTCTATTTGTATCCATTGCTAGACCAGTTATGTATACTGCCATCCTTGGAGCACTAGGTATTTTGTTTTCACTATTATCACGTATAATACTACCAACTTGTCTAGTCAAATCACCATACATTACTGGAATCTTTACAAGATTGTCTTTACCATCCTTGTATCCAAATTCGCTGAGTAAACGAATTACTTGCGTAATATATCGTCTAATTTGTTTGTCATAAAAGTGTTGCATTAATTATCTGCCTTAGGTTTAAGTACTTGTGAAAGACCTTGCTTCTCGTTAAATGTTTCACCGGCAACTGTTGTTGTATTACTATTATTAACAAATGTACCTTTTTGGTTATTAGCAGTGTCTGCTCCGTAAAGGTCAGCACGTTTAACATCTTGTACTTTATTCCATCTATTAGCTTTATATTTAAATAGTCTATTAGGCATAAAGTCTGTCCTCATAAAGTAATCACCGTCTTGTGGATTTGACGGAAATGCTATGCCATGTCCAAATGGTTCACCGTTAGGAGCAATATTTCCACCAATAATGTACCCTTTGTAACCTGGTCTGTCTGGCGGTGCCATTTCTTTTAAATTATCAGTACCTTCAGTCTCAGTAAGTTCTGTTTCACCACTTTCGTTAGTTTGTAGTGTATAAAAATGACTAGTGTCATATCCACTTTGTTGTACTTCTGCTACAGCTTCATCCTTTACAGCCTTTGAAATTTGCATTTCTTTTTCGTATGTAGACAGTAAATCACGTAATGTATCGTCACTACCTTCTTCTGCTGGTAAGTCAAGTATATCTTTGTATTCTTGACCATCGTAAATTTGTTTTAGTTTTAATCTGTATAAATGCGGATACCAAGTTTGACTAAAGCCTTCTGCCGCTCTATTAATATCTTCAATAACATAGAAGCGTTTAAGTGCAATACTTGCATCATTCTCTGCATATTCGTCTATCAAATGCGGAAGTTCAATAACATCTCCGGGCATTAATTTTCTACCAATTGTTTCTACACTACTTCTAATATGTACTGTCATAAACAATGTATCATTGGATAGGAACAATCCAAACTGACTTAGATCAAAATCAATATCTTGTACATTGTATATTGCTCTAATTTTGTATATGTCTGGTTCGTATTTTCTATCACGATTTTCTAAGAAAACCATATCTTGTATTTGTGTATGATCTTTTACTGTTTTTCCGTCATCTGTACCTGTATATTTGTATACATGTAGGTCTGTTCCACCAACAGTGAACATTTCTAGAATCTGTTTGTCTAAAAATTCGAAGTCATTACCACGTTCGGGTTTATATAAGCTAAGTCTCGGCATATGTATATTTATCGTAACGATAAATACTATGACGGAGAAATAATTATATGTCTAACTTAGCAACACAAAAACAAGAAATATATGACTATGTACACGCAATGCTTGGCGGAGGTATGATTGATGTCGAGCTTGATCCTGTACATTACGAAACAGCATTAACAAAAGCTCTGACTAAATTCAGACAGCGTAGCGATAATGGCGTAGAAGAATCATATATGTTTTTGCCTACAGTAAAAGATCAGAACGAATACACACTTCCAACTGAAGTAATGGAAGTACGTAAGTTATTTCGTAGAAGTATTGGCTCACGTACTGGCGGCGGAGACGGCGGAACACTATTTGAACCATTCAACATGGCATACACAAATACGTACTTGTTATCAAGTTCTAACATGGGCGGACTAGCAACATACGATATGTTTAGTCAGTACCAAGAATTAGTAGGTAGAATGTTTGGTAGCTTTATTGAATTCAAATGGAATTCATCTAACAAGCGTTTAACATTACTACAACGTCCGAGAGCAGAAGAAGACCTACTTCTGTATTGCTATAACTATCGTCCAGATAGTGAACTGCTTACAGACTATCTAGCAATCCAATGGATCAAAGACTACACATTAGCCGCATGTAAGTATATGTTAGGCGAAGCACGTAGCAAGTTTGCAACCATTGCAGGTCCACAAGGTGGCTCAACACTAAATGGTGATTCACTCAAAGCAGAAGCCGCACAAGAAATGGAAAAATTAGAATTAGAAGTATCCATGGCTGTTCCAGGCGGTGTAGGTTACGGATTTACAATAGGTTAAAAACCCCCGAAGTTAACGCTAACGATTTTAGTTCCTTGTAAATACAATATAACAAGGAGGTCCCATCATGTGCAGTCCATTTGTACGTAAAGAAGCCAACCGACTCAACTGGTTAATCAAAGGTAAACTTATTGATAGATCCTGGAGCGATGAATCAGTTGAAAAAACTTACGATTCATATTTCAAAAGACTTTGGGGTAATAACGAGAGAATGGAATACGGTGCTGTAGGTTTTGAAGCCGCATACAAAGCTCGAGAAGCTGAAATATTATCTGAAGAATTAGAAACAGTTGCCAATTTAGGGTAT